TTGGCGTTTGTACGGCTGCTGATGGATGCACCTATCCCCAGGTGGTGCATTGAAAACCCCATCAGCATGATCAGCACGGCGATTCGCAAGCCCGATCAAATCATCCAGCCGTGGGAACACGGACACGGGGAAACGAAAGCCACCTGCTTTTGGCTCAAGAACCTGCCAAGGCTCAGGCCAAGCAATTGTGTTGAGGGCAGAGAGTGCAACATCATCAAGATGGCGCCAAGCCCTGACCGCTGGAAAGAGCGCAGCCGTACTTACTTAGGGGTTGCTGCAGCTATAGGCGATCAATGGGGCAACCGCGTGCTGCCACCGGTTGCCGAGCAATTGAGCCTCTTGGGTTGACGCCCTCCTGTTGGTATGCCATACTTATGTCATCGGGAGGCGGGGACGCTTCCCACACACAACACCTCAAAGCAAATGACCGTCGCCACCGCTTTCACCGCCCGCGTTGCCACCCTCGATTCCGAGACCCTGCGCAGCCTTTACCGTCAGATGTTCAACCAGCCCTTGGTGCCCTTCCAGGCTCTGGACATCGTTCTGAACCGTCTGATGGATCTTGATGGTGTTGAGTCTGTTGATGCCTTCATCGACACCGTTGCCTGATCACACCCACGGCCCTGGAGACAGGGCCCTCACCCTCAACACCTCAATCATGGATTTCCACAATTCCTGGCTTGACCTTTTCGACTCCTTCGAGCGACACCAAACTGAGCTTGAAGCCCGCGACAGTCTCATGGTCCTCAGCCGTGACATCCAGCCCAAATACGAGTTTCAAGCCTTTCTGAACAACGAACTGCAGTGGGCCGACCCGGCCTATGACGAAGACGAGCTACAGAGCCTCAAGAACGCCGCCACTGAAGCTGGCTTCACATACACCGTTGCGGAGGTTCACTGATGGCAAATCTCAACAACGGCACTATCGATGGTGGCTTTGGAGGTGTTCTTCACACCAAGCGCAACCCAGCAGCCGCTTCAGGAGCTGTTCAAGCAAGCATGACGACACGGCAACTCAGGCGAATGCAAGCCAGGCTTAAAAAACAAAAGCAGCAAGCACCGCCAGCCAACGGTTTTGGCTAGCCACACGTCGGGGAGCCTGATGCCTGAGCTGTCCCCCGCTCAGGCTGAAAGCTATACAACACCTGTGCAGCGCATGACACGGGAAAGGCAGGGCGGGTTGAGGTCCGATCCATACCCCGACAACAAAACCACCTTCATCATCTCCATCATGACCACCACCACGGCTTCAGATTTTGTTAACTGCACTTTTGCAAGGCCAGCTGGCAAAAAAACACATATTGTTGTTCTTCATGTTGCTCCAGGCCACCCCCTTGAAGGGGAAACAGTCTTGGCTAATCTCGCCCCAGGTCAGCAGTGGATCATCAACCTAGATCCAGGCGACTTGGTCACTGTTCGCAATCGCCTGCGTCCTGGTGACCATGGTGACTATCTCGGAGACGCTTGCGCCAATGCTAAGCAACCGCTTTTTAACCTACGGGGCAAAGAGCAATCAAAAACCCCTATCCAAACTGTCGCTGACCTTGAAGCTGCCTACCAGAACGATGGCCGCGATCTTCCAGGCACCCTCAGAATCGATACGTACGTTTCAACCCAAAAGCAGATCGAATTGTTTGAAAGGTTGAATCAACATTGTTCTAAAAAAGAAGCAGGGCGTTTGCTGTTGCAATACGCAATCAAAAATCTGCCACCCTTTACTTCGCAGATGAGCCCGCCTGAGCTTTACGACTGGCTCAGCAACTTCTAAACACTGCAGGGGCTTTCATCACAGCTTGTGTAGGGGCTGTGCTCTGTCGTAAGTCCCCTTTTTTTGTCATGCACGTTCAAGACGATCCCCTTCGCGCTCTTCAGAGACAGAATGACCACAATGCCTGGCTCGAATATGAAAGACGCCTCACAGCGGCCTATGCCCGCAGCCAAGATCCGCACCCTGGAAAGCGATGGATGCGTTCGCATCCAGGTGGGCGAGTTCGTTGGAACAGTGAGTTCGATGCACTTGGTTGAGCCAAAAATTTTGCAGCTCCAAACCTATTGGCGCAAGGCACATCAGTCCTAAGCTACCCTTGCGTCAAACCCCTGTTACCTTCAGGGCATGGGAAAAAAGTCAACCAACGTAGAAATTGAAGAGCGCGTAAACACTGTCTACAAGTTGTTGCTGCAGTCACATTCGCGCTTCGAGATCGTGCAATACGCCGCGAAAGAGTGGGGCGTGCAACCCCGCCAAGCTGATGAATATTTGGCACGCGCAAGACAGCTCATCGCTAAAGACTCTGAGATTGAGCGCCCTGAATGGCTAGCCGCTGCAATCTCGCGCCTTGTGCAATATGAAAAACGCGCAGGCCGTGAGGACAACCTGCAGACAGCAATCAAGGCTTTGGAGACTCAGGCCAAGCTGCTGCGCTTTGACATCTGATGTCACTGCTGACAGGCCTGACAGACGCTGAGCCGCTTTTAGCTTTCGCTACGCCGCCAACGCAAGAATCGGCAGACGGCCTTGTTGAACGCATCAAAGCTGATCTACACCCAGGCCAGCTGGCCTTCGTTAATGATCAATCAACTCAGATCATTGGCCTTTCCGCAGGCTATGGAGCAGGCAAGACACGCAGTCTTTGCGCCAAAGCTTTGGCTCTTGCCATCGCCAACCAAGGCTTTGTCGGTTGCGTCATGGAGCCAACAGGCCCTTTGATTCGCGACATTTGGCAAAACGACTTTGAGCAGTTCCTAGAGCAGTACGACATTCCGTACACGTTGAGAGCATCTCCACTGCCTGAATACGTTTTGCACCTGCCTGGAGGGGACACCAAAATCCTTTGCCGTAGTTTTGAAAACTGGTCACGCATCATCGGCTTGAACTTGGCTTGGGTGTTGGCAGATGAAATCGATACTGTTACGCCAGCCATTGCTGAAAAGGCGTTTCCCAAAATCCTTGGCCGTCTTCGCTCTGGCAACGTGCGCCAGTTCGGCGCAGCGTCAACGCCTGAAGGCTTCCGCTGGATGTGGAACACCTTTGGCACAGAAGAGGCACAACAGCGGCCAGACCGCAAGCTCATTAGGATGCGCACGGCAGATAATCCATTTCTGCCCCAAGACTTCATCGAACGACTGCAGGCCAACTACGACCCAAGCCTGTTGCAGGCTTACCTAGAAGGCCAATTCTGCAATCTCACAACTGGTCAGGTCTATGACCGTTTTGACCGGGCAAAGCACGTCATAACCAACATTCCAGACGTAAGCCGCGAACCTCTACGCGTCGGCTGCGACTTCAACGTTGGCAACTCAAACGCAGTCATCGGTGTTCGTCTTGGAGAAAAACTTCTCCTGATCGACGAGATCAGCGGCGCACATGACACCGATGCCATGGCCCAAGAAATACAACGCCGCGCTGATGGACGCACGGTTTACATCTACCCTGACGCATCAGGCGGAAACAGAAGCACGAACGCCTCGCGCACTGACATCCAGATCCTTGAGTCGTATGGGTTCAGCAATCAATCACCCAAGGCCAACCCTCCCATCCGTGATCGGGTGGCTTCTGTTCAAGCTTTGTTGGAGAACGGGAAAGGCCAAGTAAGGCTTCAGGTTGCTGCAAACTGCAAACGGACAATCGAATGTTTAGAGCTGCAGAGCTACACCGAGGCTGGCGATCCTGACAAGGATGCAGGCTACGATCACATGAATGATGCCCTTGGTTATCTCGTCTATCGAGATTTCTCAATGCTCCATGCCCGCGCTGGTCGTGGTACTGGAATCAGGCTTTACTAAACTGCAGGCATTGGGCGGGATTTAGCTGTGTATTCAGGCTTTTCAGGTCGGCAACGTGTAGGCAACGTCACGACGGTGGAAAGCCCCAACACGGCTTACGTCAACATGGAGCCGCATTGGTTGCTGATTGAGGCGCTTTTGCAGGGCACTTACGGAATCAGAAAAGGGCATAGAAAATATCTCCCACAAGAGCCAAGAGAATTAGACGAGGCCTATGACAACAGGCTGATGCGTTCAACGCTTGCGCCGTACTATGTCAGGCTTGAGCGGATGTTGGCGGGCATGTTGACCCGCAAGCCTGTGCGGCTTGAGGATGTCAGCGATGTTGTCACTGAGCAGCTGTTTGACGTTGATCTGCAGGGCAATGATCTAAACGTTTGGACCTACGAAACCGCACGCAAGTGCATTCGATATGGGCACGTTGGTGTTTTGGTTGATGCGCCAAAGGCAGGTGAGAACGGAAGGCCGTATTACTGCACTTTTACGCCACGCGACATCTTGGGGTGGCGGTCTGAAATTAAAGATGGCAAGCAAGTATTGACGCAGTTGCGGTTAATGGAAGAAATCACCGTGCCTGATGGTCTCTACGGCGAGAAGCAAGTGCAGCAGGTGCGGGTGCTGACGCCTGGCGCTTATGAGATTCACCAAAAGGACAAGAAAGGCGATTTTGTTTTGGTTGATGAAGGCCGCACCAGCCTTAGCGAAATCCCGTTTGCTGTTGCTTATTCCAACCGCGTTGGTGTTCTTGAGTCACGGCCACCGTTGGCTGACATCGCTGAGCTGAACCTCAAGGCTTATCAGGTGCAATCTGATCTCGACAATCAGTTGCACATTAGTGCTGTGCCGATGCTGGCAATCTATGGATTCCCGCAGTCAGCAGAAGAGATTAGCGCAGGTCCAGGAGAGGCGCTCAGCCTTCCTGAAACCGCACGGAGTGAATACATCGAACCAGGCGGCAACAGCTATGACGCGCAGTTCCGCAGACTTGATCAAATTGCTAATCAGATAAATGAACTAGGCTTGGCCGCTGTGCTGGGACAGAAGCTGAGCGCAGAGACTGCAGAAGCCAAGCGCATCGATCGCAGCCAAGGCGACAGCACGATGATGGTCATCGCTCAGCAGATGCAAGACCTAATTGATAACTGCTTGCAGTTTCACGCGGAATTTATGCAGCAGTCGCAAGCTGGCAGCAGTTTCATCAATCGTGACTTCTTGGCTACACGCCTGGAGCCGCAGGAGATTCAAGCCTTGTTGCAGCTTTACACCGCAGGCACCATCACACAGGAAACGCTGCTCAACCAGTTGTCTGCTGGAGAGGTGCTGGGAGATGAATTCGACGTAGAGGAGGAGATTGAGGCCACTCAAAACGGGGGCCTGATCGAAATGCAGCAACCTGAGCCGACGCCACCTGCCGCAGAAGAGGCCACAATGCCAGAAGCAGCGCCGGAGGCCGAAGATGAGTTGGCTGGATAATCTGCGCAAGCGCAAGCCGGAAGAGCCAATCAACCGGCTGCTGTTCTTTTCAAAGCAAGAGCTGACAGAGCAAACCTATGCCGTGATTAGGGTTACTTGGTTTCTTGACGGCAAAATTACTGGCGTTTCTGAAACGGCGATCGGTTTGTACGAGGAGGATGTAATCGGTGAGTTTTCTGACTTTGTAGGTAATGCCTTGCGTGCTGGCTGTGACGTATCAGTGGCTTGCATTGATGACCCGCAATACCTTGGCATTTATGAATCATGAGCGAGCTTCGCGAGATATTCCGAAACGCGATTGATCTCAACCGCTATAGCAATAGTGTGTCGCGACGTTTGATCCGTGCATACAACGACGTTGTTTTGGATGCTGTTGATCAGCTTCGTGGGATTGATGAGCTTGCGTCGCCTGTCAAAGCTGCACGGCTTCGGTCGATCCTCGCGCAACTGAACGACTCGCTGCGCACTTGGTCTGGTGAGAGCATTGCCACGATGACTGAGGAGCTGCAGGGCCTTGCTGTTTTGCAATCGGAGTTTGCGGCTGAACAACTGCAGAAGGCGCTGCCCGCTGGTGCTGCTGCAACTGTGGGCACAGTAGAGATCAGCCCAGCTTTTGCGCAGGCGGTTGTCACAAGTCAGCCGACGGTAGCCGGTGTGGTCAACCTCAGCGACAACTTGGCACGGATCGCCAGAAACACTGTTGCGTTCCAGTTGACCGTTGGCCAAGAAATGACACTTCCGAATGGTCAAGTGATTGCTCAGGCCTTCAGCAACATGTCGGAAAGGCAGGCAGAGCTTTTTAGCCAAGCAATCCGAACGGGCTTGATTGAAGGCGAGTCTGTTCCGAGCATTGTCCGCAGGCTCAAAGGGCGGCTGACTAAGGAGCAGCGCGGATCGATCGACACGATCATTGCGGCAGGCGGTCAGGCAACCAGCATCCCGAACAATCAGATCAGGGCCATCGTTCGCACAAGTGTAAATGAGGTTGCAAACGCTGCTGAGCGAATCTTTGCCGCTGAAAATCCTGAGTTGACCAAAAAATATCGTTACACCGCAACGCTAGATAGCAGAACTACGGCAATTTGTCGGGCGCTAGACGGCAAGGTCTTCAAACATGAGCAAGGCCCATATCCGCCTCAGCACTTCAACTGCCGTTCGCGAAACATCAACATTCCAGTCGGGCTTGAGAAAGAGTTTGGGGAGGCTCGCGAAGATTACGGCGTATGGCTGAATGGTCAAAGTGATGCGGTGAAACGTGACGCACTAGGACCAGGCCGTCTTGCAATGTGGGATGGACTGGTCAGAAAGTACGGCCCGTCTGATGCCATCCGTAAATTTGTAGCCAAGGATGGCTCAGAGCTAACCTTGAAGCAGTTACGCGAACGAGGCTATGGCACCTCTTCCCGCTAAGTACCAGTTCAAGGCTGAGGGCAAACCCAAGGCGACGACCAAGAAGAAATCTGTTAAAAAGGAAGCACCTACGGAGGCTGACTGATGCCTAAAGGTCCTGGCACCTACGGCTCAAAAATGGGCCGTCCCCCTAAAAAGAAAAAGAAAAAGAGCGGCAAGAAGAAGTAATGGCACGGAAGCAGCGTCGCGTTCCGAAGGACAAGGCCACCGGCCTGCCTAAGAAGTACCTCTCAGGTGCGAAGAACCGCGCTGCCAAAGCCCGTGAGATCAAGCGAACCGCTGAGGCTTACAAGCGCGGCGAGTTCATCGACATCAAAGCTGTTTCCGCTTCGAGGACCAAGCAAGGTGGCACCAAAAAGAAAACCACTAAGCGAGGCAACAAAGGCCGCGCTCAAAAAAAAGGCCGATAAGTCGCGGTTCACATATGGGCAGCTGGCTGCTGTTTATCGGCGTGGGCAAGGTGCTTATCTGTCGAGTGGATCGCGCAACGTGCCGATGGCTGCTTGGGCAATGGGCCGTGTCAACAGCTTTATCTCAGGCAAGGGCGGAGCACGAAAGGCTGACGCTGACTTGCTGAAGAAGCGCAAGAAAAAATAATGGCTAAAAAAAAGGACCCGAGACTAAAGCGTTATGGCCTGAGTGGTTTCAACAAACCAAAGCGCACCCCAAGCCATCCGAAGAAAAGCCATGTTGTTTTGGCTAAAGAAGGCGAGCGCGTCAAGCTGATTCGATTCGGCCAGCAGGGTGCAAAGACCAAGCCACCACGCAAGGGCGAATCACAAGCCGACAAGGACAAGCGTGCGTCATTCAAGGCACGTCATGCCAAGAATATTGCCAAGGGCAAGATGAGTGCGGCTTTCTGGGCCAACAAAACCAAATGGAGCTGATACAGTTTGGTTGTAATTAACCTTACGGGTTATTCATGTCTGAAGAGCAAAACCAGGAGATTACGTCTTCTGCACCGCAAAACAATTCTGAGATCGATGCTTTAAAAAACAGCATTGCATCTCTTGAGAAGAAAAATTATGAACTAATCGGAAAACTCAAGAGCGCAAAAACCATTCCTGATGGCGTTGATATTCAGGAGCTACTGGACTTCAAGGCTAAGGCAGAACAAGCAGACTTGGAGAAGCAGGGCAAGTACACAGAAGCCCGACAGGCTTTGGAGCAGCAATTCCGTGAGGCGGCGGCGGAAAAGGACAAGCGCATTGCAGAGTTAGAGGCCCGAGTGCGTGAACTAGAGGTTTTGTCCCCCGCCGCAACTGCTTTGCGTGACGTTGTGCATGATCCAGACATGATCTTGAAAACACAAGTTTTAAAGGAGCAGATCGCACGAGATGCAGACGGGCAGGTTGTAATTGTTGACGGTTACGAACGCACGCCTATCGCAGACTGGGCAAAGCAAAAACTCCCGGCATGGATGCAGAAGGCTCCTAAGCCAGTTGGCAGCGGTGCGCCTTCAGGACGCAGTACAGGCGGCGACATCCCACCGGGCACAAAGAATCCTTTTGCCAAAGAGTCCTTTAACCTCACAGAACAGTCGCGGCTGTATCGCACGGACCGGGATATGTACGAGAGGTTGAAAGCTGCTGCAAACCGTTAATATGTTTGATAAGGCAAAGCTACGCAGAGCCGCACGGGTTACGCCCACACCGTAAACATCTTTTTTGAGGATCTGTCATGGCGACTCTTCGCTCTGACATCATCATTCCTGAGGTATTTACGCCTTACGTCATTGAGCAAACCACTCAGCGTGATGCCTTTCTGGCTAGCGGTGTGGTGCAGCCCATGGCGGAGCTAAATGCTGCAGAGGGTGGTGGTGACTTCATCCAAGTGCCTTTCTACAAGGCCAACCTGTCAGGCGACTTCGAGCGTCTGACGGATAGCTCTTCTCTTACTCCCAGCAAAATCACCGCAGACAAGCAAATTGCTGCTGTGTTGCATCGCGGCAAAGCTTTTGAAAGCAGGGATCTCGCCGCACTTGCTGCCGGTTCTGACCCGATGGCCGCTATCGGCAACAAAGTTGCTGACTACATCGCCAACCAGCGTCAAAAGGATCTTCTGGCCTGTCTTGCTGGTGTGTTTGGTGCTGTTGGTGACACCAGCTCTGCTGCTTATGCAGGTCTAGCTGTGGATGGCACCACTGGTGACACCCCGACTGATCTTGGCCCCCGTCAGATTGTTGTCGGCAAGTCTCTCTTGGGTGACCAAGGAGAAAAGTTGGCGGCCCTATGTGTGCACCCAAACGTTTATTATGACTTAATGGAGCGTCGTGCGATTGACTTCATCTACGACGACAACGGCATTGCTGACACCGCTGCAAGCCAGGGTTCAACCGCACAAGCTTTTGGCGATGTGCGTGTTCCAACCTTCATGGGTATGCGTGTGATCGTGTCTGCTGATGTGCAGACCGCTGGCTCCGGTTCTTCTACCGAATACGCCAGCTACATGTTCACCCAAGGTGCCGTTGGTTCTGGCGAACAGCTGGGACTTCAGACGGAAACTGACCGTGACATCCTCGCCAAGAGTGATGCCATGTCAATCGATCTGCACTATGTGTATCACCCGATTGGCTCTAGGTTCAGCAGCGCGGTTTCAAATCCAGAGCGATCTGACCTTGAAACCGTAGGCAACTGGACCAAGGTGTTCGAGACCAACAACATTGGTATCGTGCGCATTACTTCCACTTCTGGAATTGATTGAGGAGGTAACTAACCATGGCATCCATTTTTGAGGCAACAGCGGGCAAACTGATTGGCCCGACTACTGGCGGCACTGTGACCCAGGCCACCAACAAGACCACCGGTGTGACCCTTAACGCGGCATCCGGTCAAATCACCATGAATGGCGCAAGCCTTGCTGGTGGTGCTGAGGCCACCTTTACGGTGACCAACAGCGAAATCGCAGCTACTGATGTTGTTGTGGTCAACCACAGCTCTGCTGGTACTGCTGGCTCTTATCTCGTTCAAGCCAACAGCATTGCTGCTGGTTCGTTCGCGATCACTGTGGCAAACGTTGGCTCTACCGCCAGCGAAGCCATTGTGCTGAGCTTTGTGGCTCTGAAGGGCGCTAGCTCCTGATGGGTCTTTTCGCCTTTAGGCGGATGAAGGAACGTGAGGCTGCGGCACAAGCGGCGGCCTCCGCTCCTGAAAAGCCGACCAAAAAGACTTCTACTGTGACGCCCGATGGCAGTAACAATCGACGCAACAGCGGGCGGCGCAAACGCCAACAGCTACATAACGCTGACTGAGGCAAACACCTTTGTCGAAGCAATGATTGAGTCCACTGATGTGGGCAAGTGGACAACCGGTAATGACGATTCACGCAATCGCGCTTTGACAGCTGCGGCTGAACGTCTTGACCGTGAAAGATTTTTAGGCGCACGCGCTACCGATACGCAAGCACGACAATGGCCGCGTACTGGCGTGCGAAAGCCCGATACTTACGTCAACACGTACGCCACTGGCTTTCCTTTTCGCATTTCTGAGGACTACTACACAGATACAGAAATCCCTGATCAGATCAAGCGGGCTCAGATTGAGCTTGCGGTTTACCTGAAGAACAACACGGACGGTATCAGCCTTAGCGGCCTGAACGACTACAAGAACGTCAAGATCGGCAATCTTGACGTGACGCCTGACAAGTCTGGTGCTGTTGGCGCTGATCACGTTCCGCCTATGTTTGAACGGTATTTGACCGGGCTTAGAATTAGCGGACCAGGCAACATCGCAATCAAGCGAAGCTGATGGCACTAGCTGATTCACTGGCAAGGGTTGCAAGCAATGTGCTGAAGCAGTTCGGCGGTGATGTGACGATTCGTTTCGTTTCCACTGGCAGCTACAACGCTACGAGTGGCGCAATCGTTGAGACGGTTTCTGACACTGCGATTAAGGGCGTTCTTGAGGATGTCAATGTGCGCGAGGTCAATGAGCTTATTCAAGCTGGTGACAAGCGTTTAACTGTTGCAGCTGATGATCTTGCGACAGCGCCTGAGACTAAAGATCGCGTTGTGGTTGGGGGCGTTGTTCATCAAATCATCCGTGTGGAGACAACGGAACAGGACAACACTGCGATCACTCATGAGTTGATTTTGAGGGCGTAACAATGGCACGCGGCATTCGTATCGGAGATATTGGCGACTTCTGCAGAGAAGAGGTTGAGGAGGTCGTCAAGAAAACCACGATCGCATTGCACGGCTATCTCAAGCTTTACGAAGCTGCCAGGAGAGGCGGCATCGGCACACCTGTAAAAAGCGGCGTCCTGATAGGTGCATGGGAGCAGACGATGGACAATCCTTTGCAGGGGCGCGTTTTTAACCGCACCGAGTATGCAGAGCCCGTGATTATGGGCAAAAACCTGCCTCCGTCTTGGGGCCGTAAGTATCGGACAAGGCAAGGCACTATCCCCGGCTACCCCGAGCAGATCGCTGATGAGGTCGCCAGAAAAGACGTGCCTAAGATCGTGAATGACATCAGGCGGAGACGCAGATAATGGCTGCTGCTGATCTCAACGCAATCCGCGCAACGATTGAAGGCAGGCTTGCCACTGAGCTTGCAAGCAGCCCTGTGCTGCCGGTTGTGTTCAACAACATGGCTTACGAGCCAACGCCGAATAGCTCTTGGGTGCAATGCTTGACGGCGTTCGGGGCCAATGAATACTTGGGCCATGGCCTAACGACCAGTGGTTACAACCGGATTGTCGGCCTGACTCTGATCAACATTTTTACGCCCATAGGCGTAGGCCCTGGCGCGAACCTTGTGATTGGAAAACGTGTTCGGGATTTGTATAATCGGGTAATCGTGTCGGGGGTTTTCTTCGACGCTCCTTCTGGCCCAGAGGCTTTGGGTAATCCAAGTCCCGAGGGTTATTTCCAAACCCAGGTCCGTGTGGCCTTTGAATTCATCGAGGAACTCTGACCATGTCCACCATCCGCGGAGAACAAGGGCAAGTACAGTTTGAGACTGGCAGCGGCAGCCTTGCACAAGTCGTCGGAACACGTAGCTGGAGCTTTACCGCTACCAAAGAGACTTATGACACCACTGCGCATGGTGCAACGTCGAGAACCTTCGTTGGCGGTTTGATCAGTGGGTCAGGTACTGTTGAGCTTGTCTACGATCCTGACGCCAGCAATCAGCCCGAAATAATTGAAGACGTTTTTAAAATCAAAGATGCCGTGGATGCAAACTTTGAACTGTTTACTACTGATACCTCCGGGACCTATACCACCTCAACGGACTCGCTTAAGTTTGCAGGGATTATTACGTCGATGAATATCGTCTCAACTGTTGGCGAATTGGTTGTTGCTAGTTGCGACTTCATCACCAGCGGCGATATTGATTCCAGTCTTGAGTGATGAGGCTATAGTTTAGACGACAAATACGTTGTCTAAATGCCCGCTGGAAACCGCACTGTTGACCTGTTGGTTGGGGCGTTTGACCTCAACCAACGACGCAAGTTTGAATTGAAAAACGCAGAAGGCAAAAAAATTGTCGATCTGTATTTCAAGCCGATCACGCGCGCTGACCGTAAGAAGGCTCAGCAGCTAGCTGGCACTGATGAAGCTTTGGACATCAGCACCAATATGCTTTGTCAGATTGCTGAGTTGGAAGACGGCACAAAGGCTTTTGCGCCTGCTGATGCTGTAAAGCTGCAACGTCAGCTGCCTGAGTCTGTGCTGAACGAGATCGAGCTGTTCTTGTTTGGCCTTGGTGAGAGCACTGATCCGGACGAGGCAAAAAACGACTGAGGCAGGACAACTGGACTTATTTTGAGTTCTTTTTGGCCTGCGAACTAGGGATGACAGTCAGCAGGCTCCGCACAGAGTTGACCGATGCGGAGCTTGTGCATTTTGCTGCGTTCTATGAACTGAAGGGTGAGCGTGAGGAAAAAGCAATGCAGCGCGCAAAGCAAATGCGGCGGTAGTATTGACTTATTGCTAGGTCGCCGTGGGACAGTCATCCGTCGATCTGATCGTCAATGCCGTAAAGGCGATCAACCCACTTCGCGCTGTTGCAGCAGCTAGCAAAAAGGCAGAGAAGGCGATTGATAGTTTAAAAAAAAGCGCCAAGGCAACAGGTGACACCTTGGCCGACATGGGGCGCAAGGGTAAAAAAGGAATATCTGAATTGATTGCAAGAGCGCGATCAGCAGCATCAAGTTTTGGCAAGTTAGGGAAGGCGGCTGCGTTAGCAGCAGCAGCGGCAGGCGCGGCAGCGTTTTTGAAATTTTCGTTTGGTCAGGCTGGTGAACTTGAAAGGCAAACAAAAAGCCTAGAAGTCCTGACCGGATCGCTTGAAACTGCCAAAGGCATTGTTTCTGAGTTGCAAGCGTTCGGCGCGGTTACTCCCTTCACGAGCACAGAGCTGATTGAAACCTCTAAACGCCTCAAGGCGTTTGGTTTTGAAACCGAACAGGTTGTTGACATCACAAAACGTTTAGCTGACGTCGCTGGTGCAACAGGTGCTGACCTAAGTGGTATCGCAACTGCTTTTGGTCAAATCCAAGCCAAGGGTCGCCTCCAGGGTGAAGAGCTGCTGCAGCTACAAGAACGTGGTGTTGCGCTTGCTGATGAACTCAAAGAGATGTATGGCCTTACGGGGACTGAATTCAGCAAGGCACTTGAGAAAGGCCAGATTAGTGCCAAGGCTGCAGAAGTTGCCTTGATCCGGCTGACAGAAAAAGGCGGCAAATATGCAAACGGTGCTATCGCACAATCCGACACCCTGTTCGGCAAGCTTTCAACGTTGCAGGATGCGTTACAACGATTTGGCCAAAACATTGGCAAAGTACTTGATCCAATTTTTAAAGGAATCATTGAGTTTTTAACTACGATTACAAATCAAATCAACAATATCTTCAGAGAGGCAGAAATTGACAGAGAAGCAAAAAGACGGCTTGGCTTAGGTACAGGCGGCGCAGGTGGAGTTAGCAGGTTTTCCCGTGCAGATATTGCAGGCAGGGCAACCGAAAGAGCCAGCCTAGAAGATATTAAAAAACAACTTAGAGAGAGTGGCTTTGCCGCAGCACCCACTATTCCTGATACAACTATTCCTGATCTGCTTACAGGGAGAACAGGCAGCGGCGAAGATCCAGCAAAGACTGCTAAGGAAATAGCAAAAGCTTCAGCAGACAGAGTGCGTTTATTGGAGCAGCAAACCTTACTTGCCGCCGCACTGACTGAAGAGGAGCGTACACAGTTTGAACGGCAGATCCAAATTTCAGAAATACTTAAAAACAAGCAAGGTCTAACTCAGGAACAGCTGAAGACAGAGCTTCAAGCCACTGTCGCTTTGTTTGAGCAACAGGATGCCACAAAAGCAATCACAGAGGAGAACAAGAGGCAAGCTGACGCAAAGAAAAAAGCGCAAGACGAAGAGGCAAAGCGGTTAGAGCAGATTCGCGGCATCTACCAAGGCATCGGCGATACGATTTCTGATGGTGTTGTCAACTCACTAAAAGCTGCCATTGACGGCACTAAATCTTTTGGCGAAACGGTAACCGACGTGTTCACAGACTTGCAGAATCAACTTTTGCAGTTGATTCGTAATCAAATTTTTTACGGAAACCTGACTGGCACTCTAACCAAAGGGTCTGGTTTGTTGGGCAGCATTTTTAGTGGTTTCCTTGCGAATGGTGGCCCTGCACAAGCGGGAAGGGCTTACATGGTGGGTGAGCGTGGGCCTGAGATGTTTGTCCCACGCACCAGCGGCACTGTTATTCCTAATGGTGGTTTTGGTGGGGCTAACGTGACTGTGAATGTTGACGCTTCAGGCTCTAGCGTGCAAGGTGATGGGCAACAAGGCAAAGCACTTGGACAAGCGATCGGTGCTGCCGTACAAGCTGAGCTGATCAAGCAAAAACGCCCTGGAGGACTTCTGAGCTGATGGCTACTTTCCCTTCGATCAATCCAACCTATGGTCTTCAAAAGACCAGTGCCCCGAACGTAAGGATCGCTCAGTTTGGATCAGGCTATAGCCAGCGCAGCACGTTTGGCATCAATCAAAACCCAAAGTCCTACAGCTTGACGTTTGAGGTATCCGAGACAGATGCGGATACCATTGAAGCGTTTTTAGACGCACGCGGTGGAGTGGAAAACTTTGACTTCACTCCGCCTGGTGAAACAAGCGCCACAAAATACATCTGTCGCAAATGGAGCAAGTCAATACCTTTTTTAGATCGTGCGACGATCCAAGCAACGTTTGAGCAAGTGTTTGAGCCATGACGACTACGCCTAATAAGGTTGAAAGGGAGCTTCATTCTCTTGAACCGTCAGCGATCATTGAGCTGTTTCAGCTGCACTTGACTGCTGCAGTGAATGGCGTCGATCAGGTTTTTTACTTTCACGCAGGCACAAACCAAACTCAAGACTCAATCATTTTTGATGGTCTCGCTTATGCGGCAGTTCCGATTGAAGTTGACGGATTTGAAGTGACAACCAAGGGTACATTGCCACGCCCCAGCATGAAGATTAGCAATGTAAGCGCAATCACTACAAGTGGCACAAATCCAATCGTCAACTATGGCACCATTACTGCATTGCTCAATGCTTACAACCCATTGCAAGCAGAGGTGAGGAGGATTCGTACTTGCAAAAAATTTCTTGATAGTGCTAACTTCCCCACCCTATTTTTTGTCACTCAAACTGATGATCAGCTAATCACACAGTCAGGTGATTCATTGTTTTCAGGAGAGGGCCTGAATCCAACAGCAGATCCAACAGCAGTGTTCAACGGTGGCTATGAGTCGTGGTACATCGACCGCGTAGCAACTGAAAACCCGCAAGTTGTTGAGTTTGAACTGGTTGGCAAGCTTGATTTGACCAATTTGCGTTTGCCTGCAAGGCAAGTCGTTGAGCACTGCCCGTGGATTTACAAAGGCACTGAGTGCGGATATGTTCCAAAAGAAGGCAGGACGTTTGATTTAAACAATAATCCGACAGATGTTGCAGGTGATCAATGTGCCAAGAATTTAAGAGCTTGTGAGCTTAGATTCCCAAAAGGCGACGAATGTGGAATCGGCCCAGATGGAAAGCTGTTGCCATTTGGAGGCTTCCCAGGTGCAAGACTTCAGGTCTGACGCAGAGCGGCACGCATTACGGTGCGCTCCAAAAGAAGCTTGTGGTGTGGTCGTTGACGGTAAGTATTGGCCTTGCCGCAACATTGCAGATAATCCCTGCGCTGATTTTGCGATTGATCCGCGAGACTACGCAACGGCAGCATGTTTTGGAACGGTTGAAGCCATTGTGCATTCACACCCAAAAGGGGGTAAAGCAAGTGAAGCTGACAGACGTGCCTGCATTGGAACGAAAGTTCCGTGGCATATTTGGAGCCTTCCAAACAAACAATGGTCAACTATTGCGCCTTAATCGGCAGGGACTGGGAGTATGGCAAATTCGATTGTTTCACTTTGATGCGTGACTGGTTCAAGTTGCAGGGGGTTGAGCTGCCTGACTTTGAGCGCCCTAATGACCTAGAGACGTGCAGCAGTATTTTTTTGGAGCAGATGCCAGTGCATGGTTTCCGGCGAGTTGAGTACACCAGTCGGAAACCAGGCGATGTGTTGATCATGCGCCTTGGAACTGCGACGCCGATGCACGCAGCGATCTTGCTGTCTGACGAACGGATCCTGCATCAACGGCAAGACTCGCTAAGTGCGGTGGAACCATTTGGGCGATACTATGTCTCTAGAGTCGCGGCGGTCTTTCGATATGCAGCAGACCGTTAGGTTGCTGGATGATCTGGGCGAGCGTTACGGCTCAGAGCATGTTTATTTCAACCTGCGCTCTCCGGCAGAGGCGATCAAACTGCTGTGCATCAATCACCCTGCACTGCAGAAGGAATTGACAGAAGCGCACCAGCATGGCGTTGGCTATACGTTGGTGCAGGCTGGAACGTTTCTAGGGTATGACGATCTTCAGTTGCCATTAGGCAAGAATGATCTGGTGCTTGCACCTGTTATTGCAGGTAGTGGTGGTAGCACGGGTCAGATACTTGCAGGTGTTGGTCTTATTGCGGCTTCGTTTCTTTTGCCTGGTGCTGGCATATTTGGAACAACAAGTATTTTTGGCACATTAGCCGCGGGCTCTACGGCAGCAGTGCCGTTTGTTGGAGCCATTGGTGTTGCTGGTAGTGCATTTGGCACAGCACTTGGCACAGCAATAAGTGCAATCGGCGCAAGCCTTGTTCTTGGCGGCGTTTCGCAAATGCTCGCTCCGCAACCTACAATTCCAACTCTCAACAACAGAACTGCACCAGGGCAAAACACAAACGCTTCAGGCCCACAAGGTGTTTCACGCGCCACAGCAGGGCAACAGTCATATGCTTTTGCTGGTCCTGCAAATACCGTTGGTGTTGGCGCGACAGTGCCTCTCGTTTACGGCAAGCTGTTGATCGGCAGTCACTTGCTTTCTTCTCGTGTGCAGGTGGCTGATGACAGCAACCCGACAGGTGAGTTTTTTGGTATTACCGGCGGCAGTTCGGTGAGGGTCAATGGAGAGAAGCCTGGCAACGAATTTAAATCTTTCAATGGTCTTAGGACAAGAACTTGGAGCGATGAGCAAGTAAGACTTGCAAGCGAATCAGGGTCTGAAGCCAAAAAGAAAAAACCAGATACTTCTATTAGCTTTGGTGAGCTAAGCAAACAAAGTGTTAGTGGCTTGAAAGAGTTCGATTCTGACGAAGACAATCAGGAAAACTTTCAAATACTGCTGGAGATCAACAACGGCCTGTTCAACATTGTTGGCGGTCAAAACGTTCCAGCTTTTGTCACCTATGAAATGACAATTCAGAAAGATAATTTTACGGGTGGAGATCAGTTGTTTGCCACTGTTCGCGGGACGGTGCAGGGGCTGCTAAAGCAAACGGACAATTTCAAGTTTGCACACGCGATTACATATGCAGTTAGCGGCCTAGAGGACAACAATACGACTGTAAGACTTGGTTTTAGAATCGTTGATACCGACGCCGACACTAGCGGTCAACTCGTGATCAGAGGCGTTGGCTACGAGCACTTCATCCAAGACAGCGAAAACAAAACTCAAAACCTTTCGGATACATAGATATGGGACTTAATTCAACCTCTGTAATCAAGATTCTTGATCTCCTCTGTGAAGGGCCGATTGATGGCATTGAGGGTAGGCGTAAAGGTGTCTATCTGGACGAAACACCTCTGAAATCAGTGACAGGTGAAAACAACTACGACCCAAATAACATCAGCTACGAGTTCAATCCTGGGACGCGAGAGCAGGCGTGGTTGCCGAACACCAAGGGAAAGACAAGCGTCACGAAAGAAGGTCCTGGTGAAGTTGGTTCAGGGTACGAGGAAAACAACAGGAAAGACAAGACTACTGGCGAAGACTTAGACATTGTTAAGTCAAGAAACTATGGCGCAGGCTCGGCAATTTATCAGGTAACAGACGCTGACGTTGACAACGTTGATCTACTGTTTACGGTGCCAGCGTTGTTCTCTACAGCGCAAGAAGGACTCGTTAGGGGTCAGCAGTTTGATGCCGTAATTTTCTTTGATGTAAGGATTGCAGACAAAAGCGGCGTGTATAAGAACATCAAAAAGGCCGACGTTACAAAGATCAGCGAAGACTTTAAAACAGATGGCAAAGGCAACCTTTTCTACATTGAGGGTATCAGCACAACTGGTTACCAGTACAAGATAAGCGGCATTGAACTAGAAGGCGAGGCGCCTTGGACGATTCAAGTTCGCAAGTATCCTGGCAAACGTTTCGAAGGCAAAATCCCGCACAGTCAGGACAATGCTGGCAACCTTGATAAGCAAATTTTTCGTGCAACGTTTGACGAGTTTGAAGAAGTCGATAAGCGTACGCCGTTAAAAGATGGCCGCAGAAATCAACTGCTGTGGACTGCTGTCACTGAAAACCAAAGGATCCGGACAGCGTATCCCTACGCAGCAACGGTAGGCATGAACATCTCAACAGAGGAGTTCCAAAACCTGCCGACTAGAGCGTATTTGGTGCGTGGCAGAAAAGTCAAAATTCCTAAAAACGCGGTTGTAAATAACGGGGAAATTGACGGTCCAAAAGCCGTTGGAAGTTTGACTTTCCCTCAGTCTTTCAACGGTAAGCTTTCTACAAGGGAAAAATGGACAACATGCCCTGTTTGCATATTTTATGATTTGCTTACGAACAAAAGATTTGGGGCGGGTCATTTTATAGACGAAACAAATTTGAGCTGGGTTGATTTATATCCTCTTTGCCAGTATGCGAACGAGTTAATAACTTTGGACGATAATACTAAAGAGCCGCGCTTTGCCTGCAACGTTCAGGTGTCATCACAGGCTGAAGCGTTTACTGTGCTGCAGGACTTTGCCAGCATCTTCAGGGGCATGATGTACTGGCAGTCGAATACGATTCAGGTCACAGCAGATCACGGCAACCTTGACGGTTCCGATGTTGATCCTGTTCACATCTTTTCTAACTCCAATGTGATCGGTGGCGTGTTCAATTACAGCGGATCATCGCTGAAGACACGGAGCACCAGCATCAGAATCCGCTACAGCGACCCAGACAATCTCTACAAACCAAACGTCATCTGCATTGAAGATGCAGACCTGATTTCAAAATACGGCTACCAAGTCAAAGAGGTTCTGGCTTTTGGCTGCACATCCAAAACGCAAGCGCAACGCATGGGGCGTTGGATGATGAAATCTGAAGAGCTGGACGCCAACACCGTTACGTTTGCAGTTGGCCTTGATGGAGCGTTGGTGTTCCCAGGACAGGTCTTTGCGATTCAAGATGAGCTGCGTGCTGCAACGCGGTTGTCTGGACGTATCAGCAGTTCTACGACAACAACGATTGTTGCGGATCAGTCCATCACTTTGCCAAGTGGCACCAACCCAACGCTGACGTGCGTTCTGCGTGATGGAACGGTTGAAAGCAAAGCGATTGACACGGGCAATACCAGCGGCACCACAATCACAGTTAGCACCGCATTCAGCTCGCAACCGCTAGATCATGCGGTGTATTCAATCAGCACAGATGATGCAAAAGAACAGAAGTTCCGCTGTCTTTCTGTTGCAGACAGTGGTGATGGAACGTTTGCTGTTGTTGCTGTGCAGTTCAACGACAGCATTTATGCTGCTGCAGACTTAGACCAGCCGCTAGAGCTTGATGACATTACTACTGTGGATGAAAGGCCACCTATCCCAATAATCTGATGCCGATTGAATTCCAGCGAATCGACAAGGATGGTGGCGTTACTAATCGCGCAGTAGCCTCGTGGTCAAGAGGTGAGGGTGGTTTTACTGCATCTTTTGAAGGCCGCTACCGCATCGACGGCGGAACTTTTAAGAAGTTTGAAACGACAGCAACTACTTTTGAGATTGAAGGGCTGAAGCCTGGCAGGACGCTTGAGGTTCAAGTTAGAGCTGTTGGAATAAGAATTGGAGATGCAGAGTCTAAAAAGTCTCGCCGCGCAAAAGTCACAGCGATAGTTCCAGACCTTTCGGATCCTGTTCCTAACATCTCTGATCTTACAGTCAGCCCTATTGATGACAAGCAGGCCGTCCTTAAATGGACTCCTCCAGTTGCTCAAAGGTTAAACAATCTCGTTGCTCTTGTTAGGCACTCAAGAAAGACAGATGGCACTGGAACGTTTGCCGGTTCGGTCAAGCTTGCTGAAGTGCCAGTTGCAGTAAGTGCAGTCACCGTACCGCTTTTGAATGGTGAATACATCATCAAGCTCAAGGACGATGTAAGCAGAAGGAGAAGCAGCACTGCAGTCACTGCGCTTGTCAACATTCCCGACGCTACGCCAAGGCGCACGGTGATTGACATCCGTGAAGATACAACTACCTCGCCGTTCAGCAGTGGCAGCTTTACTCGCGGTGTTTTTTATAGCGACGTTTATAACGGTTTGGTTTTAGATGGAGATGCGTTGTGGGAAAGTGAAGTTACAGGCAACATTGACGACCTGACTGAGATCGATTTTATTGGCACGCGCGGACGTTCCGGCGAATATGAGTTCAGCACGATTGTTGACCTTGGTGGCAAATTTGAAGTAACGCTGAGTGAGATTCTGGGAAACCTAAGCTTGGCTCCGAATGATTTAATCGACAGCCGTGTTGAGTTAATTGATACTTGGCCTGATTTTGGTTCTTACTTAGCAGAAGACACCAACGCTGCTGTCTATTTTCGGGCTAGCGATGAAGCGCGAGCGATAGGCACAGTTCAGCTAGAAGACTCTGATTTTTTGTTGCTAGAAGATGGCAACAAGCTGCGGCAAGAGCTGCCCGTCACGTTTGGCAATTGGAGGGTTTTAAATCGCAACTCGTTTGTCGCTAGAACATTTCAGTTCAAAGCAGTGCTTGAGTCGGACAGCGATTCCCAAACCCCTTTGATTGACGAGCTGGGTGTTTCGTTGTCAATCCCTGCTCGCACTGAGAACAGTCTGTTGATGGTGTCTGGAGCGGCAGCGAAGGCAGTGACTTTCACAAACGCGTTCTATGAAGCGCCTACCGTTGGCATCACGGCTTTCAATCTACGCAGTGGGGACTATTATGAAGTGACATCCGTGACCCGCACTGGATTTACGGTTCACTTCAAGGATTCCAGTAATTCTTCGGTGGATCGCAATTTTCAGTATGTGGCAGCGGGCTTTGGTTCTGAGCAAACCTAACGATGGCAACGCACGACTACAATCTTGCCAATCAAAGCGGTAGCAGCTTTAGGGCAGACCTCAACAATGCTCTAGCGGCAATTGTCAGTCAGAACAGCAGCCCAAGCGAGCCTAGTACGACATTTGCGTATCAGTATTGGATAGACAGTGACAACAGCCCAAGGCCACTGCTAAAGCAACGGAATACAGCAAATAATAACTGGATTGATATACGGGAAATCAACGGTCCAACATACATCCAACCTGGAAACTCAGCAACTCCTGGCCTTGCATTTGACTCCGACAAAGACACTGGGATTCAGCTTGCTGATTTCGACAAGATAGCCATCGTTACCAACGCCACAAATCGTTTGGTTATTGATGAAACTGGCAAGGTAGGAATCAATCAAAACACACCGGCCGAGTCCTTGGACGTTGTTGGTAACATTAAAACGACTGGCAATTTAGACATTGCAAGCGGCAATATTGTCAACGGTTCGCCTGCAATCGGCACCAGTGGTTTTGATTTGCAAGACGATGGAGTTCATAAACTTGGCAGAAACACTGCAGATGGCAACAACGCTTTGGTTGTGTATGGCGGCAGCGGCGAAGCAAGGGTAAAAGGCGATGGCGACCTGCAAAACACCAACAACAACTACGGAGCAATCTCAGACAGCAAGTTAAAAGAAAACATTGTTGACGCTGGTTCGCAGTGGGATGACATCAAAGAAGTTCGGGTTAGAAACTACAACTTCAAATCAAGCACTGGCTACGGAACTCACACGCAGATTGGTGTAATCGCGCAAGAGCTTGAAGCTGTATCGCCAGGGCTTGTCAAAGAATCAAACGATGAAGATGCTGATGGAAACAGCCTCGGTACAACGACAAAAACAGTGTCTTACTCTGTTTTATATATGAAAGCCGTCAAAGCCTTGCAAGAGGCCATGGATCGCATCGAAACTCTTGAAACTAAAGTCGCTGCACTGGAGGCTGGCAACTGATGGCTGATCGTAAATTATCTGTTCTTACTGAGCTGACAGCGCCTGCATCAGATGATGAGTTTTTGGTGCTTGACACTTCAGAATCTAACAGTGCCGACAAGAACAAAAAAATCAGGTATGACACGCTGCTGACCGAAATTCCGGCTGGCACTGTTACTGCTCCATCGCTTGGTTTTGCTACTGACAGTGACGCCACTGGATTTTTCCGCAGTGCTGAGGATGAAATCGCAATCAGCACAGGCGATACGCTGAACTCAAAGTTCACAACCACAGGCTTCCAAGTTGGCAGTGGGACGGCAACTGCACAACTGCATACGTTTAAATCTACGACTGGTGATGATGTAATTATTGAAAACAGCAATGCTGGGGCACTTGAAGGGCCTAACGTTGTTTTCTATCGCAACTCTGCATCACCTGCTGACGATGATGTCCTCGGAACGCTTGAGTTTCGGGGTGAAGATGATGCTGGTAACGCGCAGTCTTATGCAGAAATTACCGCCAGCATTGCCGACGCAAGCAGCGGCAGCGAAGATGGCCGACTTGATCTTGTAGTCACGAAGGCAGGCACTGCATCAACTGTTTTACGTCTGCAAGAGAGCAAGGTTGGCATCAATGAGATTGCGCCTGAATCACCGCTTCACATTACGGATGCAAGCACTGAAGCTGTTCGGCTTGAATGCGCGAACAACGACGCGGCATCTGGTGCGGACATCAGGCTGTATCGCCATCGCAATAACGCTGTCGGTCAAGACAACGATGTACTGAGCACTCTGTTTTTTAGAGGCAACAACGATGATGGCACGCAGTCACAGCGCCCGATTGATTACGCAGCAATCCAAGCTGTCATCGCTGATGCGAGTGATGCGACTGAAGACGGCAAGCTCAAGCTTCAGGTTCAAACCGCTGGAACGCTGACGACGCAGGTTGAGGTCAGTGCCAACACGATTGGATTTTTTGGCGCGACTCCTGCCACACAAGCAACGGCAATCACAGACATCAATACGACTGCAACGACTGGAACGTTGCCAACGGCTGCTGATGCAAACAGCATTGCTAACGCTGCATCACCGACAAATGCTGAGTTGCTGCAGTATTGCGTAACGCTTGAATCAAAGGTAGAGGCATTGATTGACGCATTGCAGCGTCATGGCCTAATGGGCACTTGACGATTCAAGCGGTAGACTGTAGGCACGCAGTCTTCAGTGTTTACCGTGGCAAACGTCAAAATTACCGAACTGACGGCACTGACCAATCCCGCCAGCTCTGACGTATTGCCGATTGTTGATGTCGGTGCTGATACGACAAAGAAAGTAACGATTGCGGACTTGCTTGAAAATGCAGGTGACGGTAGTGCTGCCAACCCTGCTTTTTCGTTTGATAGCGACAAAAATACCGGCATTTACCGCCCTGGGGCAGACCAGTTAGCCATCAGCACTGGTGGAACGGGCAGGTTGTTTATCGACAGCTCGGGTCGCTTGGGCGTGGGGACCAGTTCGCCTCAAGTACAACTTCATTGCACTGATGACATTCGATTTGGAAATGCAGTTACATTGTCCAGGAGTCTTAGCACAGGGCTTGTAACTATTACTGATGCGACTGCCGAGCCTTTTACGCAAGGCTTCGCGTTTAGGACTAATGAGACTGCTGAAGCCTATCGTTTCCAAAACGGTGATGGAACGACTACCTACATGACTATCCGAGGCGGGGGTCGCGTAGGGATTGGCACCCAGAATCCTGCTGGTGCTTTACACTGTGACGCTGCTTCCGGCGTTGACGGACCTGTGTTCGACAGTGGCGGCACGGGCAATAGCAATCACGCTTTGCTCATACGAGATAGCAGCAACAATCAACTGCTTCGCGTTAATAACGACGGAAAAACTGGGATTGACCTTATACCCAGCGGCAATTCAAAGCTGCAAGTAAACGGAAGTATGCGTTTTGCAGGCAGTGGTTCTGCAACTGATAGCTCTAATCCAGTTATTTATAGAGTATCTGGAGAAGACACCCTTGCATTCGCCAATGGGAATAGCGAGCGACTGCGCCTGGACTCATCGGGCAACCTGAAACTCGGCGGCACACTTCCTTTGTCTCCGAACATTAGTTTGAATTCGAATGGTTCTGCCACGTTTGCTGGAAGCCTGGATCTAACTGATACCACTATTGACCTCTACTCCCAGACCACCAACTCTGCTTCCAGAACTTTCCAACTGTTCTCGGACATCGGTGGGACGAAGACTGAGAAGGCAGCTATTCTGGCTGACGGCTCTGCCTCGTTCGCTAACAACGTAGGAATTGGCACGACGAGTCCTGGTAACACCTTGCACTTGAGTGGTACAAACGGCGTTGGGATGCGCATAGAAAATACAAGTAATTCGATTAGTGCATACTCAACTCTTGAATCTAGCGGTGCTCTTCAGGCGAATATAAGCGGCGCTGGTGTTTTTAGTTGGGTCACCGGAGGTGGTGAAAAAGTCCGCATCGACAACTCGGGCAGGCTGTTGGTTGGTACGACTAGTGCGCGTAGTAATTTCTTTAATACAACTACAGTTACGGCAGGTATTCAGGCAGAAGATACAGGAGAAGGTAGCATAATTTCTGCAATCCGTAATGTAAATGATGCAAACAGTGTTCCAGTGTTCCTGCTTGCCAAATCCCGTGGAACTGCGGTTGGAAGCAATACGATTGTACAAGCTAATGATCAACTCGGATACTTATCATTCCAAGGCTCTGACGGAGGACAATTTGTTGAAGCTGCACAAATCAAAGGAGAAGTAGACGGCACACCTAGCGCAAACGACATGCCAGGTCGCTTAGTGTTCTCCACAACTGCGGATGGTGCGTCAAGTCCGACGGAGCGACTGCGTATTGATAACTCGGGGGCGGCTTCGTTCAAAGGCGGCACTGTACTTGTAGAAGCGACTTCTAACACCGCTAATGCACAACTGAGCCTTGGTCGCCCTAATTCAACAAGTGCTGGTTACATCAGGTATATCAATAACGAAAATGCAATGGCTTTCCGCACCAATGGAAGCGGAGAAGACATGCGCCTGGACTCATCGGGCAGGCTGTTGGTTGGTGCGTCTAGTACTTCTGGCGTTGACGCAACGCTACAAGTCGTTGGAGATACTGCGGCTCAGTTCCATAGAGGCATCAATGCCGCTAGTGGTGCAAGCATTGCGATTTCAAAGTCTAGGAATACTGTTTATGGCTCAAATACTATTGTTCAAGATGACGATCTCATCGGAACTGTCGCGTTCCGCGCTGATGACGGCACTGATTATCACACCACTGCGGCTTTTATTGGCTGCCATGTAGACGGCACCCCTGGCGCTAATGACATGCCGGGACGCCTCGTGTTCGCCACTACAGCAGATGGCGCAAACAGCTCGACGGAGCGGTTGATAATTTCAAGTTCTGGCGTATCAAACTTTTTCGGGGCAACTGGGGTTGTATACGCAAAAAGTGCAACATCGGCAGGTACGGCTGAAAGATTGTTTATTGGATACCACAGCGCAACAAGCGCAGCATCTGGCGGCACCATTGCTTTTAATGTTTTCACAAATGGTAATGTCACCAACACCAACAACTCTTACGGTGCAATTTCAGACGCCAAATTAAAAGAAAACATTGTTGACGCTTCTGCTCAGTGGGACGACATCAAAAATCTTCGCGTTCGCAACTACAACTTCATTGGAGGGCAAACACACACTCAAATCGGTGTTGTCGCTCAAGAAGTTGAAACTGTATCGCCTGGTCTTGTCAGTGAATCTCCTGACCGCGACGAAGAAGGTAACGACCTTGGCACCACAACCAAGAGCGTCAACTACTCCGTGCTTTACATGAAAGCTGTCAAAGCACTTCAGGAAGCGATGGAACGCATCGAAACCCTTGAAGCAAGCAACACCGATCTGCTAGCACGAGTTGCTGCACTTGAAGCTAACTAAAGTAGTCTTTGACCCTACTTTGCGTCTAAACTTGTTCCATCACGACACTTCCCATGTCTACCCCAACCACCACGTTCACTTGGACCATCAACACGCTGGAAGGTGACGCATCTGACGGCTTCGCCAATGTGGCGCATTACGGGATTACGGCAGTCAGCAGTGAAACTGCTGCGGATGGCATTGCTTACAGCGACGGTGCTTATGGCTCTATCGGCCTTGAACGTCCTGAGACGCTCGTGCCTTTTAATGATTTGCCTAAAGCCGACGTTATTGCTGCTGTTAAGGCATTGCTAGGTGCTGAAAAAGTGGCCGAAATCGAACAAGCCCTTGAAGCAAGGATTTCTGAAAAAATCGCGCCAACCCGTTTCAACGCTGTGCCTTCTAGCTGGTCTGAATAAGGCTTGCTAAACTGAAAACACAGATTTCGCCTGCTCAGTTGCTGTCATGGCCCTAACACCGTTTACGACTGCAGCTCTGAACAGCCTGACATCAGTCGGCACGACTCAGTCTGTCAAAGTCCTTGCTTCGGCTATTACGTTTGCAGTCACGGTGAGCAGCATTGGCACGAATGTGCAGGTGCGCTTCGAGGGCAGTCTTGACAATACTAATTTCTTTAACTTAGATGACGAAGCTCAAGACACCACGATTTCTGCTGATGGAACCACTGGGTATTCGTTAAGTGGAACTCCTGTTGAGTATGTACGGTTGCGCTTGGTAAGCATCACTGGTGGAACGCCTACCGTTGCAACAGTGGTTGGAGCCATTTAAGGCATGGCGGGAAGATTACGCACCAGCATCAATACCGGCCTTAACAACGGGCTACGCCAAAGCATTTCAGGTGGCGTTGCCGTGGTCCTTGTTCTTAAGAACTTGATCACGCAAGGCAGTGACCAGCTGATCACGCAGTCTGGCGATAGTCTCACAGGTAATGTCTGATGAAACGTCCCGATCCAATGATTCCGAATAAGCCTGGTGCGGAAGACGTGGAAGCGATGAGCAACCGCCAAAAGTGGTTAGAAGAGCTGTATTTTTACGATGGCCGCGACAAGCGTGACCATGAAAAGCACGGTCTTTTTACGGGTCTTGCCCAAAAGTACCAGCAATTTACGGACTAATGGCTGTATCACCGGGCGTCTATAACGTTGAAATTCAGCGTCGCGCAGACTGGAGCGTCATGCTGCAATTTAAAGACAGCACAAACAGCCCCATCAACTTGACGGGTTTTACCGTATATGCACAGGCTTGGGACGAATCTCGTTCTACCAAGCACGCAGACTTCGGGGTTGTTTATACAAACCGAGCCGACGGAAAAGTCACCATTAGTTTGACTGATACACAAACTGCAGCGTTTCCAAACGAGCTGCGGTACGACGTTTTGCTTGAAGATGGCAGTGGCATTCGGGAGTATTACTTGGAAGGTATAATTTTTGTAAGTCAGGGGTACACTGCGCCATGACAACTGTTGTCGTTACCCAGACTGACACTACTGTCGTTGAGGTTACAACTGCTGGTCCGCAAGGCGCTGCAGGTGCTCAAGGTGCAACTGGACCTCAAGGACCACAAGGCGAGGGTAGCGCAACTGTTTCTATTGGAACAACAACGACAGGATCTGCAGGCAGTAGCGCGTCTGTTACGAATACAGGTTCAGCTACTGCAGCAGTTTTAAATTTCACTATCCCGGCTGGTGCAACTGGACCTGCAGGTGCAACCGGAGCAACTGGTCCTGCAGGAGCAACTGGTGCAACTGGTGCTCAAGGCCCTGCAGGAGCAACAGGCGCACAAGGTCCCGCTGGTCCAACTGGTGCTCAAGGACCGCAAGGGCCTGCAGGAGCAGATGGTAATGATGGCGCAACTGGAGCAACTGGAGCAACTGGAGCGACAGGTGCTACAGGACCTCAAGGTCCAGCAGGTGCAGATGGTGGAACGAATATTGTTGTAGACACCACACCTCAACTTGGCGGTGATCTAGACATGAACTCCAAGTTCATCTCTAGCGGTGTTCTTGGCGTTAAGAACCAAGGCTCCCAGTCAGAGTTGCAGCTGTTTTGTGAATCCAGCAACGCACACTATGCAGCAATCAAAGCGCCTGCTCACTCTGACTTCAGCGGCAACATCACGTTTACGATGCCTGCCAACTACGGATCAGCAAACCAAGTGCTGACAACCGATGGCTCTGGTGGAACGTCTTGGGCGGATGCTAGTGGTGGTGGTGGTGGTTTGAGTAGAGCGCAAACAACCGGAATCGCGCTAATCTTTAGCTAAGAGGCAACGCCATGACCGCTCCAAACATTGCAGGGCTGACAACCGTTACCGGCAAGAGTGTCGGTGTTGCTGTTGGTACGTCAGCAACTGATCTCGTTGCCAATGCTGCGTCAAGCAACAAAGTTTTTAAGATCAACTCAGTTGTCATCTCAAACGTTGACGGAACTAACACTGCGTCTATTGAAGTAATTTTGCAAAAAGCTGGATCAAATGATTTTTATCTAGCAAAGAACATTGACGTTCCAGCCGAAACCACTTTGGTTGTGGTGTCCAAAGAAACTCAGCTGTATTTAGAGGAAAACGACAAGATTCGTGTTATTGCTAGTGCTGCAAGTGATTTGCAAGCAATTTGTTCATACGAGGAGATTAGCTAGTGGTCTATTGGAACCGCAACCTAATTTCAAGCCAAGAACATCTACCGTCTGCTAGCGGGACCAGTGGCGTTTATGACTTAACAAGTCAGCAAATTTACACCAGTGAATCTCAGTGGCCTGGATCTGCTTCTTCTAGTGGTGGTGGCTCATCAAGTGGAATTGTATCTAGTGGATTACTTATGCATTTAGATGCTGGTAACTCTAGTTCTTACTCAGGTACTGGTACTACATGGTCTGATTTGAGTGGTAATGGAAACCATGCAACATTGATAAACGGTCCTACATATAGCAGTGCAGATGGTGGTGCGCTTGATTTTGATGGTTCTAATGATTATGCCACAGCAAGTTTGCTGATGCCGAGTAGACCATACACTGCTTCTGTATGGATTAACCACGATTTTATGAGTGACTTTTTTCAATACTATCTTAATCAACTATATAGTTCGTCGTCCACCAATTACGGTTTCAGCTTATTCAGGTCAATTCCTTTCGGCAGTTCACCTTATAGAGTAGAATTTAGGGACCGAGTTTTGAATTCTGGTCTAGTAACAACATATAGTACCACTGCTATGAGTGTCGGTAATTGGTTCAATCTTTGCGGCGTAGCGTCAACAACAGATTTTAAGATATATGTAAATGGAACGCTTGAAGGTACGTCTACGAATTCAACGTCTAGGGCAGGATCTTATGGGTCTTTATTTATAGGATCTACCGGTACTAACCGACATTTTAACGGCAAAATCTCGAGCGTTCTTGTATACAATCAAGCACTTTCTGCAACTGAAGTCACCCAAAACTTTAATGCAATTAAATCGAGGTACGGACTATGAGGTATTGGAACGGCAACTTTATCAGTGCATCTAGGCAAGCAACAACCAGCAGCTCTGCTAATGGTATTTTCAACCTACGAGCACAACAAGTATATAAAACCGCCAACAAATGGCCTTCTTCGTGATGACACGTACTTATCTTATTATTAAAACTTCAGAGCTTGATTCGGTTGACTTTGATCAAGTCTGCGAAACTTCTGCTGAAACTGTTCGTCGTAGTATTGACGACACCAAGACCTTCATTAAGTGGGATGGTGATCAGCCTGGTTTTGTTCCCAGCTTGACTGGAACGGAAGGTCCTTACACTAATGAAGAAATCTTGGAAATTTTGGCAACTGACGCCTGGATAGATCCTGACGACTCTGAATCTACAGACTGATGGCTAAGTCATTGAGCGGACAAAATTTTGTCCCTAGCAAACCTAAAAAGACTCGTCAAGGCAATGGATCACATTCACGACCGTCACACAATAAGAAGAAGTATCGTGGCCAAGGAAAACGTTAGTTCTCTTCCTCATGCTCAAATCTTTTGTGACTGGTGCCGCCGCCATTGCGGTCAGTGCATTGGCCCCCCTGTCTGCAATCAGTGGTCCGTTGTACTTCAACCCAGAAGTGAATGTCGGGGCTGACATCGATGACGGCGTTGGCGGCTCCACTGCAGAACTGCATTTCGGTGCAAAAGGAGATGGCCTGTACGGTCAGATCGGCCCAATGCTGGTAATTCCTGATACAGGCGAAACCGAGCTAGGCGTCAGCGGAAAGGCTGGTTATGCCTTCGGCCCTGGCTACACTGAGCTGTCTTTCAGCAGCGTTGACTCAGACACCACATTCAACCTGAAGGTTGGCGGATCGTTTGATCTATGAGCTAGCTTAAGTTTGCAGAGAGGCTCACGCCCCTTCCTGACCTCACACAGGGAGGGGCTTTTCTTTGGTGATCACCATGCAAAAGGTTTTTAACGTCCTTGGTTTGCTCGGCTTTCTGATGAGTGGAACGCTTGTTGGTCTGAGTATTGCTGCTTTTGCCCGCATCCCAGGATGGATTGATGATTACGCAGCGACCATCACTGATGACATCACTGGCACGGTGACTGAGATGATTCCAGGTCAAGTTGATGAGCTGATGCCTGAGATGCCAACGCTCCCAACAGAAACTGGCCCAGCAATCAAGTCACCATTTTAGTTTCAGCCTGCGGCTCTACTTGTGGAGCGTCCCAGTGCTTGAGCCATTCACGCAACGCTTGGCCTGTTGGCGTTGACTTAGGCCAGCGCACAAACTTGAGCAGCTTTTCTGGATCGGTAAACAGCATCGAAGACTTGCCAGATCTGCAGACGTAAACGAGCGGCGGTCCTTCTCTGTGCTTGGTAGCTTCAATCCAAAGCTGACCTGCTGTAAACCGTTCTGACTTCATGGAGATCCGGGAAATTATTGTGCCTGAGATTAACGCCTTTATAGATCTGCCACAGGTAGCAATACCGCAAGCTCCTCCTGTCACGTTAGAGATTGGCGTGCCAGTGATTGAGCTGCCGCACTTCAATCCAATGGATATGGAGCCTGAGGTGCAGCCGCCTGAAATAGTGTTGCCAAGACAAAAGCCTGCTGATCCTCCAGCCCCAGAGCCAATACAAATCAGGCTTCCTAAGAAGAAACCACCAAAACAAGAAGCACCGCCAGCAATTCCAGAACCAACGGTTGAAGTCAAGACATTGCCTCAACGCATTATTGAAGCGGTCCCAACGATCCCGCAAGCGGTCAACACTGCAGGGACGTCAGCCATTGCCGTCTCAGCAGCCTTGGCAACTCCACTGCTGCTCAAGGCGATTAAGCCGACGATTAAGAAGTTGGCAAAAAAACTTCAACAGGCAATCGGTAAAAAAGTCAAAGTAGAGAGTGTCAGCGAGCGTCGGAAGTTTCAGAGGTCTTTACGGAAATAGAATGGGTGTGGGGGATTGGGTAGTGTGCCCGCACATCGCGGCACACCTTTTCATAAGGGCTGCCCTTAGCGAAGCGAATGCCCTTCATCATTAGCTCCCCACAGTGCTTAAGCCTGCTGATCTCAAAGTCCAACCTTTTGTTGGCCAGCAGCTGTTGTTGTAGTGCAAGCTGAGTGTCAACTGCCTCTTTGCATCTGCGCTGCAGGCCCTGGTCTAAGGGGATGGTTGCTTGTATAGACAAGCCCACATTCCAGTTGTGGTTGTCTTTTTGCCCGGTTCTTGTGTCTTTGTAAAATAATACGTCCCCCGGATTGTCTAAAATATTGTCTTCGTTCAAATCACTTAAATCATACACAGGGTCTGGGTAGCTGTATTCATACGGCAAGCCCCAGGACTTAGTGCGGTTGAGATATGGCGTAACAGTCAGCGTGGGACCTTGGCACTGAATGTTCCCGCCATAGGTGTTGGTGATTGCTGAGCCTTGCAATATCTGCACGGCGCTATTGCTCACTGACCCAGACGACGTGGCTGTAGGCGCAGCAGTTGCAGAAATGCCGCCTATGCCCTCAGCGTTTACAGGCGCAGTTGCAATTATTCCGAGAAGGAAGAAACCGTATCCGTAACGCTTGTTATGTCGGTCGTTCTTGTTATCGTCGTGACGTTTTGCAAGCCTGGTCCTTTCAGGCTTTCGACGAACTGAAACGTCTTGCCGGGTTTTACGATTGACCAGTTGGGTCGCTCTCCTAAAGAGGTCCATCCGTTGATCGTTGAGATTGAGACAGGGTTAATTGCAGAGTCTGGGGCAATATTTTGACCGCTAGCAGTATATTCAAAGCCTGTTGAATAATTTTCGCTGACAATCACCTCAGATACTCTGCTGGTGGTTTCTGTGTGGGATGTCATTGTGCCTTGCTTGAAGGCAGGTACGACAGGTGCAGCTGCAGCTGGGGCGGTCAATAGCAGCAGCAAAAACCAACGCATTAATCTCCGATCGTGATTGATGTGACCACCTGCCCCAGGGCCGTGGTGCCTGCCCCTCCTGCCGTTACACTTACAGCACCGCCTGAATCTATGCTCCCTGCCAGACTGCCAGACACTCCGCCCGAAGTTGTCGTCACTTTCCCGAATGTCGGCAACGCTGGGACGACACCCGAAGTAACTGTTGTAGAAAGTACGCTGGGAGTGTTGTCGCCGCCTAAATACGCTTCACTGTACGAAAAGCTATCACCGGCAGTTGTGATAGAGAAAGCGCCGGGCGTGTAGCCAAGAGCAGTCCCAGGTGTAAGTGCTCCTAAAGCGGGGGTGGTGTCCAGGGTCACATTGGTGCCTGAAACTGTGAGTGTGCTTGGGACTCGCTCTGCGACTGATCCTGCGCCGTCAACGGTCAGTGAAATGCTGGTTTGCACCTTATGGATGAGGTCCGCTTGAGCGGGCAGGCCTGCAAGTGTCGCAGCCAACACCAGAAGTGTGCGCTTCATTTGATGCCAGCCTTGGAATCCTTGTTATCAATACTAACGCCGTTCTCCTCCTTCTTTTTCTTGTTGAGCTTGCCTAGAGCTGGCGTGTAAGTGGCTGCAGTCCCAGTAAGCAGGCTGGCCGGGAAAGTGGGATCGACAGCTTGCGAGAAGATGCCAAGGTAGTTGGCAGTCAGAATCCCCATCGACCACAACAGGATTGTGACGCGGACAACATCGCCTAACCAAGAATGGGATTGATCGTCCTGTTCCTCTGCCTTGGACTGCGGTGTTTCTGCCATGGCGCAACAGAGCTACCGTTACAGGGTAACTAGGCCAGGCCAATGCTTCTAATCCTCAAGCCCATCTTGATGAGCGCCGCCAAATCACGGGCGTTCAAGGAATTGATTGTGGCGATGCTAGAACGCATCGTCGCTGAAACTGACAACGACCTAGATGACTTGGCGATCAGCCATCTCAAGGATTTGCTGTTGCCTGACACAAGGATTGAAAAGTAAGCGGTGTCTGGCATCATCCAGCTGACCTTACTGCTTCTCGCCATGGCACTTGGGTTGCTGCCCTTTTTTCAATTTTTCCGTGGTACGCCCCATCAGCTGGCTGCAATTAAACAGCTTGAGGAGTCAATGCCAGCGGAACTATTGGAGGAACACGAAGCTGATTGGTTTCAAGCGTGGAAGGAGAGTGGATATGACCAGCAGATCTACATGCCTTACTTCAGACAACTCGACAACAAGACTGGAACGGGATACCGCGAGTGTTTCAGTTCAGCAGCTGCGATGGTGGCAGCGTATTACAAGAAGGTCAAAACAGATGATGAGTACAACGAGATCCGCGCTCAGTTCGGTGATACGACATCCGTAGAGGCTCAACTGGCAGCGTTACGCAGTCTGGGTTTACAGGCTGAGTTTCGAAAAGATGGTGACGCTGACATGGTGGAGCTGGAAATCGAAAATGGTCGTCCGGTTTTGGCTGGATATTTGTCTGCAGGCAACATGCTTCGTGGTGAACCACCGATGTGCAACGGCTTGGGTTGCGGACACTGGCTGGTCATCAGTGGTTTTGCAGGAAAGAACAGTAACGACCCGGAATGGATCGTCCAAGACCCTCGTGGCTACCCAGAGATGGAAAAGGGTGGGCACAGCAATCCGCACCTGGGACGTAACGTTCGAGTGAGACAAGCTGCGTTTTATCAACGTTGGCAAGCCGAAGGCCCAGGTACGGGTTGGGTGATTTTGGTGAATGACTGATACCCATGGACATGCACAAAAGCGGTGCTTACTATTCAGAACGAAAGGTTCTGAAACAATCCGATGGGCTGGGCAGACTGGATGCAGGTATCGCCCACGCTGCACGAGGAGCTAGAGATTGAGCGTAGCGTTAGGGAAGTTCAGAACTGCCAAGACGAAGAAGTTTTGAAAACGCTTTGCGTTGCGTTAGTCAGACAGCAATTCCACCAATCGCGACTTCTAAGCCAAGCTGTAGGCAGGATCGGGGAACTCGACGCAAAGATTGCCACTTGGGATTAGCCGTGCTTTCCTGTCAGCCTTGACCTGTAGAGCCTGACGCAACTTTCGTAATGATGCTTAGCCTGCCAGTCGAACTTGAATTCACGCACCATCCCTGCGTGACTCACCTCCCACAGCAGCAGCCCGTCTTTCTCGACCTGCTTAATGGTTGGCTTCATAAAAAAGGAGCGCGGATGCGCCCCTAGTTTCTCGTTCATTGCCACCTTAAAAGTCAAGGCTAGATTTGTCAGCTGAGCGAGGCTTGGCATCGCTCAAAGCCATCAGCAGATAATCGTTGCCAGCTTGGCTTTGACGCGGCAACAGGTTGGCGCGCAGTTTGACGCATTCCTCGCCTTTTTGGTTTTCGCAGCGGTCTGCGGTCTTGATCCATTCGACCATCTTGCGCAGTTCAGCCACAGGAACTTCCATGGCTGCCCAATAGTGGCCGTCTTTTTTTTGGTCCTTGTTGAAGTTGCCCCAGATGTTGAAGGCGTCGGGTGCGAAGTCAGCCATTTTTTCCGTTGAAGAACTTGGAGAGGATCATTTTGAGAGCAGCATTTTTGACGCCATGGTGATGAGCGTCTGCATAGTGCTGCAACTGGTCGGCTAGCTCTTTGCCAAGCCGTACCTGAAAGTGTTGAGCACGCCGTCTGTCGTCTTGCTTGGCTTGCTCTGTTTTTTTGCCAGTCTCTGGCTTTTGCACATTTGAGGCGTAACCCTCGTGCATCCGTTGTTGGATTGAAGCTTTGTCATCAGGCATACTCATTCATGACCGCCTGTATCCAGGCTTCGTGTTTTTTGCTGGTGATTGCCGGTGCAACTTTAGCTGTGGCATCCAACTTGAATTTAGACCGGAACGCATCACAGAAGGCATTGCGGTTTGCTGCAGGCATGTCGGTGATCCATTGCAGCAGTAGATCGCGCTCATCGTCTGACAAGGGCTGATCTTGCTTGGATACACCTGCAACGGCTGGGGCAGCCGCAGGCTTTGCCTTCTTCTCTTCGCGGTGAGGATTTTCAACCTCTTCGCGTGCCCATAGCTGCCAGGCCAGCCCAAAGTGCGCAGCTGCTGCAGTGCAAAGGCAGCGACGGTGACTGTCTGTCAAATCGCGTGCGCTTACTTTGTCAAAGGCTATTGCGTTGTTTCGATTGTCCATGACAGCCTGAGGGAAGTCAGGAGTGCGTTGACCGTTAGGCCCGCTGAAATAACCGACAACGTATGCGGTGCCGTTAGGAGCTTTCCAAACGTGCCCGCTATCGACGTAGTGAGCCAGGTGAAACTGAAAGCCAGGGGCGTGAACATGCAGAAGGTGCATCGTGCGGCACCAATTCACATAATCAGCCTTGTAACTGCCCGTTCCTTTTTGGCTGACATCATCGGTGGTGATGACATCGCCAAGATTAGGGAAGGGCGGTGACGGTAATGATGGCTCCGAGGAAGTCATCTGTTTGATACCTCTTGGTTGCGTGGATAGAGACGATTTGACTGTCATTGCGCAGCAAGACACTGGCAACGGCATCTCCTATGGAGTCGGCTACACCCCTAACAGCTTTGTCCAGATCAGGGGTTTTGACGTGATGCACTGGAGCAGAAAATTTCAGCTTGCCAGCGTTTTTGCCTGTGCCGTAATGGGACAAAGGACGCTTGAAAACAAACTCACATTCAAGTGAGACTGCGGCATCAATGTCCCATCCTTCGGGCTTGTGACGGTGTGCAGCGGCAGCAACGTCACTGCGCCAACTAGCAAGAGCTTCTGCATTGCTGGCAATCACTCTGCTCTTAAAGGCACGCATAGAACCTTGCGGGACTGGCGTGCCTAAAACAGCAAAGGTAACGCTATTGGGGCAGTTGGCTGAAGGCTCGGTCAATGGCACTGTTGAGAAGGGCTGCGGCGAGTCTTGATGCGCTCAGTTTGGGCTGCTCAAACTCGATGTGCTCACCGGCAATTGACACGTTAGTCATGTTGCCTTTGGTGGCTTCAGACAGCTTGTGCAGCTTTTCGGCCCTGGCTTGGTCAAGAACGATTTGGACGTTTTTCATTTGAGTGAGTTACAGGCTGCTTGGATGCCAGCGTTGCAATCACGCTGGGTCATGTCAGTGAGGGTTGTGTTGAGCGAGTACCAAAAGGCACCGCCCATCAAGAAACAAAAGACTGCAATGACAATGGCATTGGTCTTGAGGCTGCGGCGCTCAGGGTCATAAAAACCTGGGCTGCGGTAGTTGATGTTTCTGGAGGTCATGAGCGAACGAGAGAAAGGGCTCACAAACGCAGTATGGCATCAGTGGTATGCCATGTCAAGCAAGATTGGCAAGCTTTTCAAGAATTGCTCTCCTTGCCCAAGCCGTCACAGGAATGTCCTCCTTGAGTGCTTGAGCCTTAACCTGCTCATACAGGTCCTGCTTAAGAGTCACAGACAAGAGATGTCGTTTTCTCTGTTCAGTCATTATTGTTCTCAGAACTCCGGGTGTAGTTGTATTCCTTCAACTGTGGCGGCTGCACGCCAGGCTTGCTGCCGCGCTTGTTATGGCGCGGCAGTGTTTTGTCCAGTCGCCCCAACAGTTTTCGATAAGCCGATGAATCATCTGCTTTGGCAGGCGTGTTAGCAAGTTGATTTGTGACGGTCATGACGATTTCACGCGTGTATTGGCGCAGGTCATCTGTCATTAACTGAGAATGCGTGAATTCTCGCCAGCCTTTTTCATCTGTTGGATTCAAATCTTTGAGTGTTTCATAAACAGCTTTTGGCAGACGTTGGTAAACAAGTTCACCAAGACAGAGCGCTGCGTAAGGATGTCCAAATGCTACGCCAGTGACTCGTGCAAAATGTTTGTGAAATTGACCTCCAAACATTGGAAAATGTTTACCAGTATCTAGACGAATGGCCCAGTCGAGCAAACGATCTTCAGTCGAGCGGCTGTCTTTGACGCCAAAGGCTTCTTGGTACGTTCGCTCAAGTGAGTGAACGGCAGAAAGCCCTAGCAGCTCAAATGCACACTTAGAGTATTTGCTGTCACTCATGGCGACCTGCTTCCAAATTTCAACCACCATTGGCAGGTTGATGGTGTAGGCAAGTTTGCCGCCATAACCATCCACGCCAGGGCATTTCACTGGAACAATGACAGGGTCGGCCGTGTTTTCGCCCGTTTTCAGCTCAGAACCGCTGGCATCACTAGGATTTGCCATGGCCGTCCCAGCGATCCGAGCTGTTGTGTTTTGAATCTGTGCATTAGACAGCATTCCCATCACGCGTCCAGTCGATCTAATGGACTGGCGAAACTCGCCGGTTTCAAGCATGAAGCCCTCAAGCTCAATCGGGCCAAATTGAATGTTCTTGGGATAGGCGACCACTGGCTTTTGGTCGCCTGCAAGGTCTTTGAGTGAGGCCAAAACAAAATGGCATACAACGCTTGAAGCTTTACAGCATGGCTAGATGCTGTCAAGCCTTTTTCTTGGCTTTGCCTTTTTTCTTTTGCCTTTTAGGCCTGGCCTTTACCTTGGCAACTGTCTGGACGTAGCCGGGGGGCTCAGGCACGCCCCCCTTGCGCAAGATCTCAGACCAGTTCACGCGGAAGCCAAGCGTTCAAGCATTCCGCGATGCACTCCAAACTCAGGCTTGGATTTGCCGTTGAATCGCTCAACAGGCTTGTAGCCCCATTCGCCATCAGGTACAGGCACCTCAGCAGTGGCCCAAATGTGATCGCATCCTTTGCATTGGCGTCGTCTGCTGATGGCCTTGTCATTGGTGTGACGTGATTCAAGGACGCTGATCCAAGAGCATCCGCATTCAGGGCACTTCATCAAAAATCAGAAATCAGGGATGGTGGCGTTGAAACGTCCCCATGCGTCTTCCCACTCCTGCCACCCTTCAGGATCTGTGTTGATGATCCGCGTCCGCTCAGGGCCGCACACCACCGTGACCAGATCTGTCACCACCAACGAGGGGTGATGCACCGCAAGGAAGCTCCTGTAAGCCTGGAGCTGGGCAGTTGCTGGGCGTCTGCTGGAGACTCCCT